ACCTCTACGGCTACTATGACCGTAGGAGATGCAACGGTAGGACTGCCAAGCGACTTTCTGTCCATCCGTGATGTGTTTATCCAAGGCTTGCCGAGAACGGTAGTCTCTTACTTATCCCCAAGTGCTTTCTCTAGCAACTCCCGCGCAGACCAACAAGGTCTTCCGGTGTTCTACACCATGCGGGGCAACGAGTTAGAGTTCGCGCCAAAGCCTGATAGTGCTTACGTCTTGCAGATGCTTTACTACTACAAGCCCACAGAGTTGTCGTCAGGCAACACGAGCAACGAGTTCATGGCTAACTACCCAGACGCGCTGCTCTACGCATCGCTCCTAGAGGCAGAGCCGTACCTTATGAACGACCCGCGTACACAAACGTGGTCGAGCCTGTACAACCAAGCAATTACAAGAATCAACACCTCCGACGAGGAGAGTGAGTTTTCTGGTGTTCCCTTAGTTATGACCGTTACAACGAGGTAATAAAATGGCAGAATTTAGCGATTATTTAGAGAACAAAGTTCTAGACCACGTTCTCCGCAACACATCTTATAGTTCACCCACGACGGTGTACGTTGGCCTCTACACATCTGACCCAACTGACGCTGGCTCGGGTACGGAAGTCTCTGGTGGCTCCTATGCTCGCCAAAGCCTGTCCGTGACCGCGGCTTCGGCTGGAATTGTTACCTCTAGCGCAGACGTTACGTTCCCGCAATGTACGGCTTCGTGGGGTTCCGTTGGCTACATCGGGATTCTAGACGCTGTTACTAGCGGCAACCTGCTTATGCACACCGCGCTTACGACTGCCAAGACAATCGACTCTGGCGACATCCTCAAGATTACTACTGGCAACCTTACGGTAACGCTGGACTAATGGCTTTCGTACTTAAAGACCGCGTAAAGGAAACCTCGACCACGACGGGTACGGGTACGATTACGTTGGCCGGTGCGTCCATTGGCTACCAAGGGTTCTCTACCGTTGGGAACGCCAACACCACATCCTATTCCATTGTGATGGGAACCGAGTGGGAGAACGGCATTGGGACGTACACCTCGTCTGGGTCAACATTGTCCCGCGACACCGTGTTGTCATCGTCCAATAGCGGGAATAAGGTTAATTTTTCTGCCGGAACAAAAGAAGTATTTATCAACTACCCAGCAGGTCGCGCCTCTCTATACGACACACCAAGCCAATCTACCGGTGCATTTCATATCCCAGTAGGTACTACTGGAGAACGTCCGACAGGCGCGTCTGGGATGATTCGCATGAACACCACAACAGGTCTTCCTGAGTGGTATGACACAGGCTTGGCAACGTGGATTGCTTTTAATTCAACACCCACATATTCCTTGGAATACATCATTGTGGCTGGTGGTGGTGCAGGTGGTGGCATTAGAAACGAAAACGTAGGTGGTGGCGGAGGCGGTGGCGGTGGGGATATTTCTAACACAAAAATAGTTTCTGCTGGAACGGAATACACCATCGTTATTGGTGGTGGCGGAACGGGCGGAACGTCTACTGCGTCCACAAGCGGCTCTAACAGTACGGCAAACTTTAATGGCACAGAGACGGCAGTAGGCGGTGGTCGTGGTGGCGGTACAACAGCACAGGCAACTGTTTATGCTTGTGCAAGCGGCGGCTCTGGAGGTGGTGGGGCGTACAGCACTTATACTGGGGCGGCAGGTACTTCTGGACAAGGATTTGCTGGAGGTAATGGCGCAAGCGCCGGTAACTATCCCGGCGGTGGCGGTGGCGGTGCAGCCGCTGTTGGGCAATCTCCAGCAACAAACACAAGTAACGGCGGAAATGGTGGCGCAGGTGTAGATTGGCAATCTATCGGCACATTCTACGGAGGCGGTGGTGGTGGCGGTAGGAATGGCGGTACTGCTGGTACTGGTGGTTCTGGTGGTGGGGGCAATGGTGGTGCAACTGCGGTTGGCTCAAACGGAACAGCTAATACTGGCGGTGGTGGCGGCGGTGCTGGTTCTAATAGCACAAGCTCATCATTTGTTGGTGGTAACGGCGGTTCAGGTGTAGTTGTAATTCGATACTCTGGTTCTCAAAAAGGAAGCGGTGGAACAGTAACTTCTACTGGTGGATACACCTACCACACGTTTACAACTTCAGGGACATTTACATCATGAGCCACTTTGCAAAAGTAGTAGACGGCATCGTGGCGCAAGTTATTGTTGCCGAACAAGAATTTTTTGAAACATTTGTTGACACATCTCCGGGTGAGTGGATTCAGACCTCTTACAACACACACGGCGGGCAGCACCCAGAGGGTCGCCCGCTACGCAAGAACTATGCAGGAATCGGGTACTCTTACGACTATGTACGCGATGCGTTCATACCCCCAAAACCTTATGCGTCTTGGGTGTTGAATGAAGAAACCTGTTTGTGGGATGAACCAATACCCTACCCAACAGACGGAAAAATTTATAGGTGGGACGAAAACACTCAGCAATGGGTTGAAACAGGAGTCTAAATAATGTTTGGATATGCGCCACTAGGTTCAGGAGTAATTGGCGCGTCCTTTGCACCGACCGGTAAGCCACTATTAACCCTTGAAGAACTAGACCGCTTTGGAAGCCTAGATTCATTACCGTTCTCGCTAGACGCGAACTGGATGGAGTGCGGGATACAAGGCCCGTTTACGCTAGAGTTTTTAGACTACTTTAGCACCAGTATTGACAGCCTTGCGTTCTCGCTAGACGACCCAATTTGGGAGTCTGCGGATACCGAAATCTGCCTAGTCTACGCACCAGAAAACATTACCGGAACTGGGACTGTAAATGCTACGGCGCAGTTCTTTGAGACAGCCCAAGCCTTAATCACGGCCAACGGACAGGTAGCGGCAAGTAGTACGCTTTTGCGTACGGTTGAGGGTGCGATTGATGGTGCTGGAACCGTATCAGCAAGCGGCAGTCTTGTTCAGTTAGTAGGCGCAATTATTACCTCATTTGGTGAGGTTGTTGCGGTAGCGCAACGCACCAGAACGGTTGATGGTAGTATCACAGCCAACGGACAAGTAAGTGCGTTAGCAAACAGAATTACAAGTGTCGTGGGTAGTATCTCTGCCGCAGGTTCGGTAAGTGCTGTTGCGGCGCGTTTACGGGACGTTGTAGGGGCTATAAATGCCTCGGGCAACCTAGTATCAGACGCGGTAAGACTTCGCCTTGTAGACGGTTCTATAACCGCCGAAGGGTTCTTAGCGACAACCGCAAGTTTGGTTTTTGATGTTCGCGGAGATGTCGTTGCGACAGGCACTTTGGATGCTCTTGCCGCGTTTATTTCAACAGTTTCAGGGCAGGTGGCAAGCAACGCACAGGTTACCTGCACGCTTTACAAGTTTGGCGAGGAATGGGTTTTAGTCCCTGACCAGCCAAACACATGGACTGCGGCTAATTTCCAAAGCGACACATGGACACAGGCATCAACCAGTTCGGACACATGGACACCTATTTCTGCCCAAAACGACACTTGGACACAACAATCTTCGGGAAGTAACACATGGCAATAACAAGAGTTACCTTTGGAGAGTGGCTACCAGACCAGCCAGGGGTTATCGGTGCGCTGACCACGGCTAAGAACTGCTATCCAAAGGCTGTGGGCTATGGCCCGTTTCCGACGGAAGAAGACTACTCAGGCGCGGCTGCCCAAGACCTGACAAACGTGGTTGCGGGTAGAGACACCAACGGGAATACCAGAGTATTTGCAAGCGGAACCACAAGACTTTACAGGCTAGATTCAACCGACTTTTCATTGGACGACGTTTCTGCCATTACTTACACCGGCTCGACCATGTGGAAGTTCACGCAGTTTGGCAACAAGGTGATAGGCGCATCAGAGGCCCACACCATGCAAGCCTACGACCTGACGACAACTAGCAACTTTGCAAACTTGGCCTCAGACGCTCCAAAAGCAAGGTTCGTGACCGTGGTGCGTGACTTTGTGGTGTCTGGCTACCAAAACGACTACCAAAGCCGAGTGCAATGGTCGGGTATTAACAACGAAACAACGTGGGCCACATCCGCGACCACACAGGCAGACTTTCAGGACATTCCTGACGGCGGCAGGGTTCAGGGTGTTACTGGTGGTGAGT